TGAATTATTTGTTCCATCAGATAAAGATGCCACAAACTTTCCAGCAGGTCTTTTTAATAATCCTTGTGTAACGTCAGGTAATGCGTTAACCATATCTTTAACCTGACCGGGAATCTTTTTGTCGTCAGGTTGTTGTGAAATACCAGCCGTTAACGCTGGAATAGTTTGTGTAACATTTGCCATTATCTAATTAATGCTTTAAAAGGTTGATAAGATCTGTAATTACTTTGATGTGGAAATCCAAAGTAAGTATGATCTCCCTGATCGCAGTCATAATCAAGAGCAGTTGCCTTAGCTGATTGTTCTTGTAATTGAAGTAGTTTTACTAAATTTTCATTTGAAACTATTTGTGCTGCCGATCTAACTGCTGCTTTTGCGATTATGTATCTCTGTATTGGTGAAGGTACATCTTCAAAATCAAATAGGTAAGTAATGTCAAAATATAATTCGCCTGTAAAGACATCTGTATGAGCTACATTGTCATACAATTTTCCCTGCCTTTTTACTACATCTTTATTTCTATCGCTTTGACCTTCGTGTACGTCAAACCTTAGATAGTTAGTTGGTATTGTAAAGTGTCCATTTGCATCTGGACTTCTTGCTACATGTTCTTCTCTATTAAAATGCCATCCTTCATTCTGTACATCTTTAGTACATTCCATAAGTAGGTTATGTATAAGAGCTACTTCTGGATTTTGTAATGCGTTGCCAGTTGTTAATGAAGTTATTGGTGATTGACCAATGCTACCCAAAATAGAGTTCACTGCGGATAGTTCGGTATCGGTGTTTAGTTGAGTAGTCATAAAAAAAAGGGAGCCGAAGCTCCCATATAAAGAATAAAATTAACCGTTCTCTGGGTATGAAGTACCGAACGCTGTTGGTGCTGTTGCTCCAACGTATAGTTCAACGGCTGCTGCTGGGTTTAAGAAATCTGCACCCATAGCTAGTCTTCCAAGGATTACGTCACCTTGGTAAACAACTGATACATCACCA